GGCTTCTTTCCGCCGACGCCCTGCCCCGGCTTGTACGACACCGGCTTGCCATCGACATCCACCAACGAACCAGCCGACGGCAAACTCATGCTGCCGTTGGGAACCCTGATGTATTTCGTTCCAGCCGGGCGCTCCCAAATCGTGCCTTCCTGTATCAGGCCATCGCCGTCACCATCGACAGCGTTGTGGTCGTAGGGAACCGCCTTCGGAATCCGCCGCGCCAGATTACGTGCCGCCCGGCCAATACTTGGCGTCCTGCCACGACGGCGACGGCCAAACAGTTTGAACTGAATATCCGGATCGCTTTGTGCGTTCTCAAACAGGGCCGTCTTGTAGTCGATCAGGTTGTGGTATTCGTCAGTGCTTGGCCGAACGATGTGTCCGCCACCGGCCCGTTCGCTGCGTGGCTGAACCGGAACGGCCCGTACCGCCCGGCCGTCCTTGACGAGTATTTGTCCGTCAGCCTTGGTGGCTGGACCCGGCTGAAAGCCGTTGCTGTCGTGGCGAAGAAACTGTTCGGCCCGCGATGCCACCAAGCCGTATCGATACAGGTCCGGCGACTGCCAACGGGTCTCGGCAATGGCGGCAAGGGCTTTGCTTTGAAACTTCATGCCTTTATGCGTTCCTCAAGCGGCTTGTTTGAATCAGAAATCTTGAACGGTTTTCTACTGGACGGACGACGCGGNGCACTTTCGGCAAGATACAAATGGAACACCCATTTGGGAACCATCCGTTGTTCACCAGATGCACTTTCGATCCTGATGCGCTTATCCGGATCTTCGATAGATCCAAACTTAGTAGTCATTGTAACCCCATCTTGTGCCTCCACGAAACTAATCAAGGCATCAGTTGGGTCGCCTTGACCGGCATCCTTCATGGCAGCAGCCCAACGCTTCCGCAATGTTGCAGCATCAACGTCGCCAGTTCGACGCAACGTCACGTTCCCATCCGGAAAAGCAAACTTCACCGAACGCACACCCGCCCCCAACAACGGAACCTCATCTGCCCCCAACTTTCCTTTCGACGGCGGCACCAACACCACCGCCGCCTCCTTCAAATTGTCCTCGCCCTTCAACTTCGACAACTTGTCCATCGCCATCTGCGGTTCATAGATAACGCCATCACGCCGAATCACGCGTTTCCCCGACCGCTCACCAGACAAAAACTCGGTCACGTCGTCAATCGCCGAATTCTGCTGCTTCCGCTTTGGACCCTTCGCTGCCGGTAACGCCGCATCGCGAGCAATCTGGAACACGTCACGCTTCTTCGGAGCACCCGTCACCTCGGTTACCACATCCGCCGCCGAAGCAGCACCCAGTCGGTCAACGATCCGGTTCCTGTCCTGACCAGACACCGCCCCCGGCCCTATCTTCGGAACTCGGAACAGCAACGCCCCACAGTTCCCAAACCCACGCGTCGTAAACCGGCCACCATTTTGATACCCGGCCGGACAACGCATCGCCCTAGCAGCAGCCCCACCGATCGCTGCACCCAACCCGCCACCACGGTTGCTACCCCCACCGGGAGTAAGCGTCGACCACAACGCCGACCGGATCGGACTCCTAATCTTCCCCATGTCACCCGGAGTGATTATCGATGCGATCGACTGGACAAATCGTCCCAATCCAGAATCCGTCGAAACCAACCCGACCTTCTCCTCAACGCCCTCAGGCAAGTAGCCAAAGTTGGCAGGGATAGGAACCGTCACCATCCCATTTTGGAAACGGGCAGCCTTGTACTCCACCAACGTCTGGTTGCCGTGGTGTGGCGCAACCAGCGCCCCTTTCGATTCGCGAGCAAGGCGGCGATGAAAGCGCCATGCCGCCATCTCAACCGGAACGTCACCACTCTTCTTGCGACGCCGCCGCTTCCCCGGAACAATCCGACGAGCGACTCGGCCAGCCGCACGGCCCGCACGGCCACCACCATGATGGTTTCCTTCATTCGGCCACTTGCCAGTTGTCTCGTGATGCAGCCACGCACACAGCGGCGGCAACGGATACAACTCTGGATGATCCGCCAAGATCACCAGACAGCGTCGAAACCCGCCCGGCTTGCGCATGATGGGACGCCAATACTTGAGCAACTTCTCCAAGCCGCCGCGGCGCGGTCCATGGCCGCGCAAAATATCGCCTGTGATCCGCTCCTGCGGAATCAAATCGATTAGGTCTTGCGGAGCCTTCTGCTCAATCATGTCGTCCATCAGGGTGGGCTACTCGCCCTCCTCCATAGAACTTTCTGGAATCACCCACAACTTACAAATGCCCTTCGAATGAATCTTTCCTTCAACAACCGAACAGGCGTTCGATCCTTCAAAAAACGTACAATTGCCACAGGTCATCCCAGCATTCGCAAACGGGTTCTTTTTTGACCCGACATAGTGCGCCCCCTCGGACCCTGTTCCCTTGTCCCACTTTCCGGCAGCCGTAGAAATGGCCCGAAACGAAGCGACCATTGCCTGCTGTCGCCTACTCAGTGGTTCTTGAGGTTCAGGAACCGTGGATCGCGGTTGCCCATATTCGTGGACTACTCCAACGTCGTCGTGATGCACGCGCTCCTCGACGACCATGTCGCCATCCGGTTTTACCCGGACGACAATCCCCTGATGACCCATGGGGACCCCCTAGAAACCGGAGTCGTTCAAGTCCTGTTCGGCCTCAAGCAGTTCGAACTCCATCAAGGCCGCCACCATCGCGTCCTCATCAGACTTCTCTGCCCAATTTTCCGGAATCAGGTCACTGGCGTCCAAGGCCGCCGCACGCTTCATAATGTGCGCACGCACCTTGCCCTTGTCCTTGGCCCTGCCGAAAGCCTGAATGGCATTCTTCAAATCGCCAACGTCACGGATCGGATACGACCCGTCCGGCAACGCCCAACCCTTGTCGGCATACTCGTCGCGCCTGTCGTCTGTGTAGTCACGCTTCAATTCGATCTCAGCCTCGATAGCCCGCAGTTCCTTCTCAAGGGCGTCGACAGTGTCTTCCTCCGTCGTGTTCAAATCAATATGGTCGTACCCAAGCAGGGCACCGTCGATACCGACATACACGTCGTAAGACTTCCCGTCGCTGCCGTCGACCTCCACCACATAGGAGTCTTGACCTTGGAAGATGTCCACGTCTACGCCCAGCACCGTGCCGGTGACATGCTTCAGGGCGATGTCTTGGGCCTCGTCAAAGGAGATGATCTCCATCGGGTGAATTTCTGCGGACTTGCCTTCAATCCCCCCTTCCTCTTCGAGCCGAAGCCAGCCAAGACGCTCACCCTCACCTGAGTAAAACGCCTCGATCGGACCTTCAGCAGTTTTCAGGTCGATCACATACATGTCGTTGTTCGGTGCATACCCGGAATCCAACACATCAGCCTTGAAGTGCATTTCAGCGTAAGCCTCCACATCCAACAGGCCGGGCAAATCCTTTTCGCTAGCGCAGCCGCCACGACAGAAGTCGCAAACGTCATCCTCGTTGGGGTACACCTTGCGATCGATGGCGCACACGTAATCCGTGTCGCGCAAAGTCTTGGCGTCCTTACGCCCCAAGCCCATGTCCATCAGACGCTTGACCTTGGCTCGACGCAAGATGGCAAGAGGATTGCGGTTTCCCTCCTCCTCCTCTTCTTCCTCGTCGTCATCGTCGAGCGTCGGGACAAGAGCGTCCGTCGGAACAGGAGCATCTTCATCCTCGTCCTCTTCGTCCAACGCCGCCAGTTGATCTAGGAGGGCGGTACGACGAGCAGCCTTGGCCTCACGGGCGGCCTTCTTCTCGTCGTCTTCGTCCTCGTCCTCGTCCTCGTCGTAGTCGTAGACGGCCTTCTCCTCCTCTTCCTCCTCTTCCTCCTCTTCCTCATCCTCCGCAAGCAGGTCGGGAACGTTGACGACCATGACCCGCTTCCCCTTCACAGAAATCTCTTCATCGCCCAGCACCAGTTCGATCTCTTCTACGAGATCGTCTGCAAGGTCTTTTTTGTCGGTCGACATTCTCATGCTCCTAAAACGTCTCTGAGGTAATAATAATAAACCACATCGAGTGGGGCGTTAGCCTACTCCTGAACACTACTTCTCGACAGCCACTGATACATCAAAGTCGAGTCCTGACAATGCGCCAACGACCTGTTCCCTAATGACGTTCGCAACAGCCTCCACAGCGGGAACCAAAATCGAAACACTGCTATCCCCTTCAAAATAACCAACGCTTGACGGGAACGTAAATGACGCATCTGTTTCCGCAAGAGAATCAACCACCACCGCAGCCTCCACCTCTGATTTCACAGAAACGTTGATCATCCCCCGATGATCGTGATACTTATCTGAACCGATCTGAAGACGCTTGCTATCCGTCTTCGGCAACTTCTGCTCCAGTTCGCCCCCAACCACGGGCTGAGCCGCTGCCGTCATCACATCCTTCAGCAAATTCAGCGCCTGCTCGATCTTCTGAAGATTTCGATTTGAAATCTTTCGACCAGCCTTCGTTTCCACCTCAATCATCGGAGCATTCTTACAACCGCCGCTGCCACCACATTCGCCTCCGCAATCCCCAGCCTTTTCACATTCGCCTCCGCATCCGCAATCCCCAGCCTTTTCAACCGACATCTCGTGGCCGTCGTCAGTCAGCGGGCGAACAACCATGGTGACTTCAACCTGCTTGGGTTCAACGAACATGAAACGATCGTCATCGAAAGCAAACTTCGTCACCCACGTCTTATCTGGAGGAGTATCAAATACGACCATGTCGCCGTTGACCTGCCGAATCTGAATCGGCTGTTTCATCGCGACAGACAGAGCACGAGGGAGTAAGCCATGTTGCGGAACTCCTCCACAACCCTTTTCTTCTCTCGGCTCCACCGACATCGTCTTGGTACCGCATTCGCAACCATTCATTCCGCAGGCAGCAGTTTCACCGTCTTTGACTGACAACGTGCCGGTCAGTTGGTTGGCTCCATGTAGCACGGGAGAAACTTCGTACAGTTCGACTTCCTTGAGCATGTTGGCTTGGGCGTTGGGGTCATAATCAGCGTTGATGGTTTTGTAGCCGATCGACCACTCTTGTTCCTCGCCAAAGAATGCAACGGTCGAAAATGCCTCTCGGCCACGTTCCGAATTGAGGTTGAACTGCACCTTTGCCAAAAGTCCGCCAACGCCCGCCTCACGCATCTTCCCCGGCAACCGACGATCCTGCGAAGCCACTTCCTCGATGGAAAGAACTTTCCCGATCGGCTCATTCCAGTTGTGCCCCCATACAACGCGTGGCTTGCGACGCTTCAAAGAGTTGCTGAAAGCCCCCGGAAGAATAATGTCCCCAACGGAGTCCTTGTTCCCGATAGCGGCAACAAAACACTCCACAACGCCTTCGGCTTTGTCCACGTTGATCTGGCCGCTGTTCGCCTTGAACAGAATTTCGCTTTCGACTTCCAAAAGGGCCGCTGTAGCCATAACACTTCCTTGTTGCACAGTTTGACCAATCATACAACAGTTCCACACGAGACGATAAAGGTAGTTTTAGTAAAGCAACGTTTCGTTTACTGAAACTATTTGCCAAACCGAAGCAGACATCGGCAGTTGATCGTCAAGCCCGGCGGTGCCAACGGATCACCGGGGAAGCGCAAAATCGCCCCACCAGCCTTGAACCCCTCACCAAGCGGGATCGTCTTCCCCTCAAGCGTCCGATGCGCCGAACGAACCCGGTCGTCCTTGCGAGTCAACCACGTTTTTGTCGTGGCCCCTGCCCGCTGTCCGGAGAAATACACCCCAGCGTTATAGGCCGACTGGGACTCCACCTCGGCAATGCTTTTCAGGCGCTTCGTCAACGTGTACACGAACACGGCAGTGATGGCGGTCTTCAACAGCGAAACCTTCAACAAGATATTCGCATCGTCATCATCGTCATCCTTCAGCAGCAACGCCAACAGGATCGCCGCAGCAAGTTCCTTCTTCGTGGTCTCATTGACCTGTTCAACCCGCTGCAACTGTTCCTCGGCATACTGCTGCACCTCCTCCTCGGTCGTTTCCACCTTCTCATCCGACTCGGTCGTGGACCCTTCGACCGCCTGACCAAACGCCCCCAGAATCAACGGCTGCAAGTCCTCTCTCACTTGCCGATCCCACACCTCCCGATCAAACACCTGTTCGACCGTCAAGGTTCCATTTTCCAACGCCCGGCGCGTCTTCACGCTGGATGCCTTCTCCAACACGACTCGCTGCTGCCGCTCGAAGAAACGTTCCAAAGATCGACCAAAGAGAGACTCCCATCGGTCAACATCCTCAAGAGCCTTCGATTGCCATTCATCGCCAAGGTCGAACCGCTTGACCTCCAGTCCCTCCGGCATCTCCCCCAACAGTCCAAAGTCGCCCGGCGGACCAACGGGCGGAAGTTCAGCCGCTTGTGGGACTTGTTCCTGCGGAGGGGTCGCTCCTGCCGGGGGCGGACCCTCGGGCATCTGTTGCCCTTCGCCCGGAGGCTCACCCTCCGGGGGCGGTCCCTCACCCTCAGGGGGCATGCCTTCCGGACCACCCGGCACTGCGCCACCCTGCTGCCCCTGCTGCATCTCATCCAACGGCATTTCCGTGTTGCCGATGGGCGTGAGGTTCGGATTCGACAGCAACGAATCGGCAAGTTCCGAAACAACCTCAATCTTGCCGGTTCCACCTCGATACTCGTTTGCTGAAATCAACCCGTTCTGATATTCGTTCAACAGGAACTGGTTGCGTTCCTGTTTCGCCATGATCAGAATCGGCACCGACTCTGTTTCGAATGTCACGTAGTTCTTGTCGTCAAGTAAATCGAATGCCCGCGAAAGCAGTTCGAGGTGCGGCATCATGGTCTCCATCCAGAAGACCTTGCCCTCCTCGGCGGCATTCGAGAACGTGCGTCCGCTGGCATTGCCGATGATGGATTCTGGAACACCAAACGCGGCCAAAATCTCATTCTTCGTGAGATCGCGCATCTGGATGTACGCCGCGTCGCGGGGGCTGGCTCCCGTGTCTACGAAATCGGCACCCTCGTCCGAAGAGATGACTCCGACCGCTCCCGACTGTGCCAGATTGCCTCTGAAGCGTGATCGAAGTTCTTCCTTGTCATCCTCGTCAATTTCGCCACGAATGACGAGCAGGCCGCCGGGGCGGCCGTCGTTCAGCAAGAAGTTCCGGTTGTAGACCTTTGCCAACGACTCCACTTCAATGGCGATTCCAGCGGCCTCCATCGGGGTCATCGACAGGTAGGGGTCCAATGGGTGGGGGCGACGCACCCACAACACGTTGTCAGGTTTCAGCGTTTTCTTGCTGCCGTCCGGTAATGCCACCTCGAAGCCTGAAACGAACTTCTTCGGATCGGGAATCGGGGCCGTGGTCTGCGGCGGCAACAGATGCAACGCAACTGGTTGACCGCCTCGGCCGCGAACGATTTCGACAAACGCTCCGCGGCTGCTCATCAACAACTGGGATGAAAGCCTGTACCGGAACGCAAAGGCGCTTTCGCCATCGTTGGCAACACTGTTCAACAGGGGAGCAAGGTCAGAATTTTCGACCAGTTCCCCCGTTGGGGAATTGTCTTTTCGCATGATCATCGGCAAACGGGCTTGATTTCCGGCGATGGCATCGATGCTGCGCCAGACCCAAGTGACCTTGGCGACACCTTCTCGATAGGCGCGCTCGATGTCCCACCCGTCAGAGTAGGGTCGGCCAACCATTCCGGCGTTGTAAGCAACCGGAGCGCCAACCGCTATGACCTTCTCCTCTTGGCCCGGAGTCGCCTTGTTTTTAGGCTGATTCCAAGCCATTACTCAGCCCCAAGCAAATAACCATACGCGCCAAGTAAAGTGCCACCTGTCGCCAAACCATATCGAACATCTATTCCCCCGATACCAACACCGACTAGAATGATGGCAGACAACATAAATATGTGGGCCATGGCATTCCTTGACAAAAGTTTCCTCAGCGTCTTCATGGATAAGACCTTACCCGCATCTACGACCAGACGCGGAAACGAAATAGCGCACCGACAAGAGTGTACCAATGACTGACTGGGAAAAAATATACAACTACCTACAACCCAAAGAACCTTTGTACTGTCCTGAGACCCCTGCGCTCAAACAGACCGTTTTTTTGCGTTGCAACCACCTTGAAGCCCTCTACGGAGGAAGCGCCGGAGGAGGCAAATCAAGCGCCCTCCTCATGGCCGCCCTGCAATACGTAGACATCCCCGACTACTCCGCCATCCTGTTTCGACGTACTTTCGCTGACCTCGCTCTACCCGGCGCACTCATGGACAGGTTCATCCAATGGGTCAAGCCCCACGACGACATCCACTGGAACGGCTCCAACTACGTCGCCACTTTCCCCTCCGGCGCTCGCGTCACCTTCGGCTACCTCAACAACTCGCAGGACTACCTCCGCTACAAAGGTGCAGAGTTCCAATTCGTGGGCATGGACGAGGTCACGGAGATTCGTGAAGCGGACTACCGCTACATGTTCTCCCGGCTCCGCCGACCAAAGGCGGG